TGGAACATCAAGCCCAGCCAGGACGATCAGACCAAGACCAACATGGCGATCACCCTGCTGCTCGCCTGCTACTTTGTCAGCATGGGCCTGCTCAACCTTGTCGCGCACGCTCTCGACGGCGTAGGTGGCAACCCGACTGGCGGACAGCGCACCGACATTGACCGCGGCAACGTCTTCGACTTTCGCGGGACGCAAGCGCCGCCGGCCAACGATGACACCAGCTGGGCCAAGGCCATCCTGAACGCTACTAAGGCAGCCTAACGGCAGATCTGCTGCCAGTAGCACCTTGACCCGTCACACACGCAGGCCCCAATCTGGCACCCGATCTGAGGAATAGGGGGTATCCCACATCTGAAGTTCGCACGCTGAACCATTGGCGAGTACGGACGTTCTACCGGCTTGACCATCACACCAGCAGACAGCAGCAGCGCAGCGAGCATCTGACCCTCCCTCGGAAAGGCACAGCGTACAAATGACACCCGACGAGATCAAGGCAAAGCTCGATACTCCGGACGCCGAGATCCGCCTAAACGAGACCGCCGGCTGGTACTGGATCAACGTCACCCGCACTCACAACGGGCACCGCCACACACACACCATCCGCCTCGATCTTGAGCCGTCAGACGCTCAGATCCTAGACGCCTCAGACGCTATCCAAGCCTGGTGGTCCGAGACCATCAATCCATAAGCCCCGCATTGTCTCCATGCTCTGGTCGAACACCACGAAATGACTGTTGCCGCTCAGCTTCGCAATCAACTCGACATGCTCCCTCGCATCGACCTCGACAATTGCACCAAGCGGGAACACGAAACCACCAAGGCGAACCTCATCCGGGTCGGTTCCCAGGTGCAGCGGATCGCCGATGAATGCCACGACTGACATGGCTCGATAACTCTGGAATGATCACTATTGTTGCACGTGAAACAGATGACCGTTGAAACAGGTGAAACCGAACCTGCTAAGAGGTGCTTCGGCAACCCTGCCACAAGGTTCAAGCCCGGCGTGTCAGGAAACCCCAACGGCAGGCCCAAAAAAGCACAGCAAATCGTTGAGAAAGCCCAGGATAACGCCGAGAAGGCGCTGAAGGCTCTCATCGACCTCATGGGCTCAGACGACGAGCGCGTGAAGCTTGCTGCCGCAATGGCAATTCTCGATCGTGGCCTTGGTAAGCCAAAGCAGACCATCGACGACGGACGGAAGCAGGAAATCGGGGACTACAGCACTGACGAACTCAGAGCTATCGCGGGAATCAGCAGCGCGAGAACTATTGAGGCGACGGCTAGCCCAACAGAGCCTGATCGCTTTCAGTAGGTACACTTTCCCCCACTACTTTCCGGCACCGCACCACGACATGATCGCGGAAAAGCTGGAAGCGGTCGCAGCGGGAAAGATCAAGCGCCTCCGCATTCACATGCCACCGCGTCACGGGAAGAGCGAGCTTGCGTCAAAGCGCTTTCCGGCTTGGTTCATGGGGAACCATCCGCGCCGCCATGTGATCGCAGCGTCATATAACTCGGATCTCGCCGCAGACTTCGGCCGCGAGGTCCGCAACATCGTTGGATCGCCTAAGTACAAGAACGTTTTCGACACCACGCTTGCTGAGGACAGCTCAGCCGCCAATCGCTGGCACACGCAGCACGGTGGAATGTACGCAGCGGTAGGTATCGGAACAGCAACCACCGGACGCGGCGCGCACATCCTGCTGATCGACGATCCCTTCAAGGACCGCGAGGAAGCAGACAGCGAGACGCAACGCGAGAAAGTCTGGCGCTGGTACACGTCGACTGCCTACACCCGCCTCGAGAGCGACATTCGCAGAGATGAGATCCTCGAGGACGATAAGCTCTGGCACGAGTTGCTCGACGACATCGGAGACGGCAAGGCTGAGCCGTTCGAAGGAGCGATTGTCGGCATCTGCACACGCTGGCACGAGGACGATTGGGCTGGTCGCGTCGAAGCTGCGGAGAACAACGGCGGCGAGAAATGGGATGTTCTCGATCTGCCGGCGATCCTGAGCGACGGGCGCGCACTGTGGCACGCCAAATACCCAATCGAGACGCTGAATAAGATCCGCATTGCCATTGGAGAGCGTGACTGGTCCGCGCTCTATCAGCAGCGGCCAACGCCTGACGAGGGCGACTACTTCAAGCGCGAGTGGTTCCGCTACTACGACAAGCTGCCTCAGCATATGCGCATGTACGGCGCTTCCGACTACGCGGTGACGGCAAAGGGCGGCGACTACACGGTGCATGCGGTCTGCGGCGTTGATCCTGATGACAATCTCTACGTCGTCGACATCTGGCGCGGCCAGGCCGAAAGCCATGTGTGGGTCGAGCAGTTCCTCAACATGGTGCATCAGCACAAGCCGCTGAAGTGGGGCGAGGAGAACGGCCAGATCATCAAGTCGCTCGGCCCGTTCATCGACAAGCGCATGAGAGAGCGCCGCGTCTACTGCCAGCGCGAGCAGATGAGCAGCGTCGCCGACAAGCCGACCAGAGCGCGTTCGTTCCAAGCTCGCGCGTCCATGGGAAAGGTCTATCTCCCGCATAATGCGCCGTGGGTTGCCGATCTGATGAGCGAATTGCTCACGTTCCCGGCCGGCAAGCACGACGACCAGATTGATAGTCTCGGCCTCATCGGGCGCATGCTCGACACGATGGTTGGCGGTCGCGCCCCGAAATCAGCGCCGAAGCCAGAGGATCGCTGGTCGGCAGCATGGGCCCGGCGGAAGAACGAGAATAGCTCGTCGAGTTGGAAGGCGTTGTGAGTAATTCATTTCACAAAGTGTCGCAAAATCACCTACTGACACTTCACCACGCGGAATAATGTTCTAAATGGCTGATGCCATGCTGTCCGCCACGGACGCCAAAGAGGCGACGCGGTACGACGACGATCCAGGAAGCAAGACATCGCTCGCCACGCTCGTCGCGTGGGTTGAGGATGCCGAGGAAACCACGAACAACGCGCGCAAGCTCTCCGAGCGCGATCGGGATTACTACGACCACATCCAGCTTACGGCCGAAGAGAAGAAAACCCTTCGTGACCGCGGCCAGCCCGATGTCATCATCAACCGCATTAAGCCAAAGATAGATTACCTCTGCGGCTTCGAGGCAAGCAACCGCACCGACCCGAAGGCGTTCCCGCGCACACCTCAGGATGAAGAGGCGGCCGGCGCTGCCACCGATGCGCTGCGCTATGTGAAGGACAAGGCTGACCTAGACCCGAAGTTCTCTCAGGTCTGGGAAAACATGCTGATTGAGGGATTCGGCGGCATTGAGCTTGTCGTCGAGGAGGGGCGTGACGGCAACGTTGAGATCGCTGCGAAGACGTGGGAGTGGGATCGGCTCTTCTACGATCCGCACTCGCGCAAGCTAGATTTCGAGGACGCGCGGTATGTCGGCGGCTATGTTTGGATGGATGCCGAGGACGCCAAAGAGCGCTGGCCGGACGCAGCCGAGGTTATCGAGCGCACGATCAACGAATCATCGTTCTCCCAGACCTACGACGACCGCCCGCGCTGGAAGACCTGGATTAGCGGCAAGACCCGCAAGAGGGTCCGCATTGTCCAGATGTACCACCTGGAGAATGGGCAGTGGTGGTACTGCATCTTCACCAAGGGAGGGAAGCTAGACAGCTATCCCGTTCCGTTCGTCGACCAGGACGGACGCTCGTGGTGTCCGCTGCTGCTGCAATCGACCTACGTCAACCGCCAGAACGAGCGCTATGGCCTCGTTCGGATCATGGTCGACGTGCAAGACGAGATCAATAAGCGCCGCTCGAAGGCTCTGCATCGCCTGACGATGCGCCAGGTGGTGATGGAGGAAGGCGCGGTCAACGACGTTGACGATGCGCGCGCCGAGCTTGCCAAGCCGGACGGCGTGATCCGCGTCAATCCAGGCTTTCGCTTCGAGCCGCTCGACCACAACGACCAACTCCGCGGCGAGTTCGAGCTTCTCCAAGAATCGAAGAACGAGATTGAGCTACTCGGCCCCAACGCCGCAATGCTGGGCAAGGATAAGGACGCCCCGAGCGGCCGCGCGATCCTCGCCAATAAGCAGTCAGGTCAGACCGAGATAGCGCTGATCCTCGATCGGCACCGCCACATTAAAAAGCGGACCTACATGCGGGTGTGGGATCTCATTCGTCAGTACAAGAACGAGGAATGGTGGGTCCGCGTCACCGACAACGAGAAAAACGTTCGGTTCGTCGGCTTCAACCGTCCCGTCACGATGGCAGAGGAGCTTGGCAAACGCCTTGAATCGCAGGGCATGCCGCCACCGCAGATCGAAGCGACGATGCAGCAGATGCAGGCCGACCCGATGCGCGGCCCGATGCTGCAACATGTGATCCGCACCGAGAACCAGCCCACGCAAATGTGGATGGACATCACAATCGAGGAAGTTGCCGACACGGCGAACATCCAAGAGGAGCAATTCCAGGCGCTCACTGAGCTTGCTCCCGCCGTGGTGTTCCCGCCGTCCGTCTACATCAAGGCGTCGAGCCTGCGGAACAAGGAAGAGCTGCTGCAAGAGCTGGAAGGCGCGAAAGCCTCGCCTGAGCAGCAGGAAATGAACCGCATCATGACCGAGCTGAACCTGAAGAAGGCGACGGCCGAGACCGAGAAGATGGTGGCCGAGGTCGAGAAGCTCGAGGCCGATACGAACAAGGTGAAGCTCGAGACGGACATGCTTCAGCAGCCGCTCGGGATCATCACGCCGCCGCAAGTCGCAGGCGAGCAACCTGAATCAGTAGAAGCGTCTCCGCCGCCGGGAGCACCGGGCGCAATGCAAGAGCAGTCGATGCCGCCGCCGGGCTAATCGGGCGTTTTGGAGCTGAGCAAGGATGAGCGAGCAAGCAACGTCTCTGGACGCACTGCTGGACGACAGGGCCCCCACGCAAGAGCAGCCGGCAGCACCGGTTGAGCAGCGCACGGAGCCTCAGACGGGCGATAGATCGAGCGAGGCGACGCCGGCCGACGCAAGCGCACAGCACAGACAGAGCGAAGACGGCCCGCTGGTTCCACGCAAGGCTCTCGAGGACGAGCGCAAGAAAAGGCAAGACTACGAGCGGCGGCTACAGGAGATTGAAAGCAGGCTCCAGCCGCAGCGCGAGCAACAGCCGCAGCAGCCAAAGCCGCGCGGGATCACGCCTCAGGAACTCGAAAACCTGATGTGGACCGATCCGGCGCAGTACACCGCGATCGTAACGCAGTACGCGGCACAAACGGCAGCAGCGGAGGCACGGCGAGAGGCGGAGACGTTCGCTCTGTCTCGTGAATTGGACAAGTCGCAGCGACGGGCCGAGAAGACGCACGGAAAGGAGACGGTGACAGCCGCGCTTCAGGCCGTGAAGCAGACCAACCCGGCACTGCTCAACAAGTTTATTCACGAGGATGACGACGCCTACGAGGCCATGATGGGCTGGTACAATTCCACGTACAAGGCCATCGCGGACCCCAACGCCTACGAAGCCGAGCTCGAAGCTCGCATTCTGGCCAAGCACGGCATCACGCCGGCCGGCCAGCCTCAAGGTCAAGCCAAGCCGCGCGCCCCCGTCCCCAAATCGCTGGCGTCAACGACGAGCGCACAGCCGCGCGATGATAGCGGCAAGTTCGCAGCGTCGAGGGCGTCTCTCGAGGACATCCTAGGCTAGAGGCCGACCAATGGCAGACACCTACATTCCGTCAGGCTTGACGGTACAGCAGTGGGACGAGCGGTACTTCACCGAGTACCTCAATAACAACTGGTTCAAGCAGTTTATGGGCACCGGGTCATCGAAGATGATTCAGGTGAAGGAGGACCTCACCAAAAAGCCCGGCGACAGCGTGACGTTCACGCTGATCAACCGTCTTGTTGGCGAGGCCAAGGGTTCCAGCGAGGCGCTCGAGGGCGCTGAGGAGGACGCAACACTTCGCAGCTTTCAGGTCCGTGTCCGCGAGTACGCGCACGCCGTCCGCTTCAAAAAGTTCGAGGCGCAGAAGACCGCCATCGACCTTCGCCAGGGGCACAAGGACGTGCTGATGGACTGGAACATGGAGCTTGACCGCGATAACATCATCGAGGCGCTCGGCTCCATCAACGGCGTGGCCTATTCGTCGGCGACGGAGACGCAGAAGGACGCGTGGCTGGTCGACAACGCCGACCGCGTGCTGTTCGGCGCGGCGAAGTCGAATGCGTCGAGCAACGATCACTCGACGGCGCTTGGCAACGTCGACACGTCGGCGGACAAGCTGACGCCTGACGCTATCAGCCTCATGAAGCGGATGGCGAAGCAGGCCAACCCGCGCATTCGGCCGATCAAGCCGAAAGCCGGAATTGCAGCGTCGGACGGATACATCATGTTTGCGCCAACAGAGATGGTGCGAGACCTCGCCGCCAATACCACGTTTGCTCAGGCCAACCGTGATGCCGGCATCCGTGGAGACAGCAACAAGCTGTTCACGGGCGCGGACTACATCTGGGACAACGTCTACATCTACGAGATTGAGGATATTCCCTCGCTCGGCGCTGTGGGCAACTCCTCGGCTGTTGTCCGTCCCTGCTACCTCTGCGGCGCTCAGGCGCTCGGCATGGCGTGGGCGATGCGGCCGGAGACCGTTGAAGAGCAGTTCGACTACAAGCGCGCGATCGGCCTCGGAATCAAGCAGTGGTACAAGGTCGAGAAGATGCGCTTCGGCAGCGGCTCGACGGATACCGACGACCTGAAGGACCACGGCGTAGTGACCGGGTACTTCGCTTCCGCCGCTGACGCCTGATAGGAGCGCACTCACATGGCAACCGTATCTTCAAACCAGTACACTGGCCTTCAGCCTCCGGGTCACGGCCTCGTCGGCAACGTCAAGGCTTGGTACGGCAAGTACACGTACTCCGCCGCGCCGTCCGCCAACGACCTTCTCAACCTCTGCAAGGTGCCGAAGAACTCCCTCGTTCTGTGGGGGTTCATGGCAACCGACGACATCGACACCGGCACGGAAGCGCTGGAGATCGATGTCGGCTTCACGGCGAACGGCGGCAGCACGGCAACGCTGACGACGAGCGACGGCACCACCTGGACCAACAACAACTCAGGTGCGGCCAGCGCAACCGCGTTCATCGATAGCGGCGTTCTCACGGGTGACACCGTGACGGACGGCTGGGCAGCGATGAACTGGCGTCCGCTCCAGGGGATCAAGACCGGCCCAATGTTCTTCTCCGAGGAGACGTTGGTGCAGGCCAAGATCACGGCAGCTGCCAACTCCGGCGGAACCGGCACGGTCTACGTGTGCTTGTTCGGCGTGGTGCTCTGATCAACGCGGGGGCTGGGGGAAACCCCGGCCCCTTCCACATGAGGGCACACGATGGCCAGCTTCAACAAATTCAATTCGTTCGTCGAGTATCTCGCGGAAGGCGGGTTTGACCTCCAGAACGACACGCTGAAGGTCGCGCTCTGCAACACGGCCCCAATCGCCGGCAACGGTCTGCTTGCTGACCTCACAGAGATCTCGGCCGGAAACGGCTACACGGCAGGTGGGACCACGGCATCGCTGTCAGCATCAGCGCAGACGAGCGGAACCTACAAGCTGACGCTGGCTGACGTGACGTACACCGCGGCCGGCGGATCGATCGGCCCGTTCCGCTATGCGGTGCTCTACGACAGCACCAAATCGAGCCCGCTGAAGCCGCTCATCGGCTATTGGGACTACGGTTCGTCCGTGACGTTGGCGTCCGGCGAAACTTTCACGGTTGACTTCGACAGCTCGACCGGCGTGCTGACCATCGCGTGAGGATGACACCATGACACTTCCAACGCCTCCCGACCTTCGCACGCGGTTTCATGCGCTCGGCAAGCAGCGTGAGGAAATCATAGCTAAGGCGGCACCGCTGCAAGCGCAGTTTGACGCTTTGCGCGTCAAGCAAGACGAGATTGCTGGCCAACTGACGCCGATCTCTGACCAGCTACGCGCGATCAAGTCACCGCTTTACGACATCGACGTTGAGCGCGCTGCGATTGCTAGAGCGCTCAACGGCAAGACGGGGGAGCCTAGCTGATGGCGACGGCCAAGCTGTTCAACCTGGCTCGCGTCACCACGGCCACAACCGGCACCGGGACGTTAACCCTAGGCGCGGCGGTGTCCGGGTTCCTCACGTTCGCGCAGGCTGGCGTGTCGGATGGAGACACGGTTTCGTATGCGATCAAGGACGGATCGAACAGCGAGATAGGCCGCGGCGTCTACACGGCAAGCGGGACGACGCTAACGCGTTCCGTGCTGAAGAGTACGAACAGCAACAACGCTATAAACCTGTCTGGTACGGCGGAAGTGTTCATCACGCCGTCTGCTGCTGATCTGGTCGCATCTACGCAAGGGTCATTCAATGACACCGCGTTGATTAACGGCACGCTGGTTCCAAGCGTGTCAGGCAACGCTCTGACGATCGCAGTCAAGACGCTGGCTAACGCAGATCCGAGCGCGAATGACCCTGTTTTGATGGCGTTTCGCAGCGCCACGGCCAGCAGTGGCGCATATAATATTTACGCTATCACATCAGCACTAAGTGTCACGGTTCCGTCCAGCCAGGCCGTTGGAACGTCGAACAACGTCCCGTTTCGGATTTGGTGTGTTGGAATCGACAACGGCGGAACGCCAGAGCTAGCAGTGATCAACTGCGTCACGGGCGGAGCGACGCCAACGGCGATCGCGTCGCTTCAGGACGACGCGATCATATCGACGACCGCAATTGCATCAGCTCCAAGCGCTGCGGTGTTCTACTCGACAACGGCGCGCAGCTCGAAGCCAATGAGGATATTAGGGTATGTCGAGTATAGCTCAGGATTGGCAACAGCGGGAACATGGGGATCAGCGCCGACAAAAGCGCAACTTTTCGGTCCTGGAATTAAACTTCCTGGCGACATCGTGCAGACTGTTCAGGGAACGACGACGACATCGTTTGTCAGCTCTTCAACAAGCTATGTCGACAGTGGCATACAGGCATCAATAACGCTAAGCTCAGCTGCAAACATCAATAAGATACGCGCAGGAGGCGGCGCATCACCTCAGTCAAATGGCGTGTTCGTCATAATTGCAATCCATCGCGACACCACCATAACGCGCGGCATCAGATCTATGTATGGAGGAGGCGGGCCGCAGATTGGTCCTGTTTACGTTGAGACGCTTGATGCACCAGGAGATACGTCAAGCCATACATACAAAGCACGCATGAAAAACACATCTGGAACAAATTACTTTCCATACTGCACTTCAGGAGAAGACGGTATAATCATAATTGAGGAGATCATGGCATGACCATTGTTGAGGCTATTCAGGCGTTAAGACCTGGCGCGCAATGGTCACTTCGTGGTGACGAGTACGAAGGGCTGGAATGGCTCGATCAATTGCAGGCGAAACCAACCGAGCAAGAAATAGCTGCGCTGTTGCCGAAGCCGACCGTTTCTAAGATAGCAGCAGAGCGGGAAAGGCGGTTGGCGCTCGGGTTTGACTACAATTTCGGAGACGCGCGTGGGGCGCATCGTATCGGAACGAAGCCTGCCGATATGGTTGGATGGTCAGAGGTATCGACCTACGCTGGAGCGTTGCTCGATAGCGGTGACACAACCACCACAATCGCAATCGTGACGGACACGGGACCGTGCGATGTGACGGCGCCTGAATGGCGAGCAATTGAGATTGCCGCAGCCAGCTTTCGTCAGCCGATTTGGGCTCAGTCGTTCGTGTTGATGGCAACGCTACCCACGGACTACACGAACAATGCACACTGGTCATGACGCACGCACGCGAGCAGTGATAGAGCACGCTCGCAGGAAATCAGAGGTACGCGAGACACTTCCGTCTGAGGTCCGTATGGTCATTGAGCAGCTGAAGGCAGCGCAGTCGGACCACGAGACGCGGATTGCTCTGCTTGAGCGGATAAACCAAGCGCTCGTTGCTGAAGCCTCTGCCAAGATGAAGGGCGCAGCCTAATGCTTGGTTTCGACGCACTTGGACGGCTTGCACTTGGCGAAACGTCGGCGTCGACATCCAAGGCCATCCAGATCGGTGTCGGATCGTTCAGCGTAACGGGGCAGGCGGCAGGGCTTGCCGCCGCGCGAAAGATCACGGCAGATGCCGGAGCGTTCAGCGTAACAGGGCGTGACGCGGCGCTGCCGATCAGTATGCCGGCAACGGTCGGAGAGGTCACGTTTACCGGCAACGCGGTCGGCGTCGTCACCGTCCGCAGGCTAGTCTGCTCTCCGTATCCGATTCGAAATCGGCAAATGTTTGGCTTCGCCGCGCTTGGCGAAGTCGGGTTAGGTCAGGCGCAAGAGCCTGACGGCGTAACGTTCCAGATTTCCGGCCAAGAGCTGACGTTTAACGTCAGCATGCCTGCGGAGGTTGGGACGTTTACCTTGACGGGGCAGGACGCCCGCATCGTCAAGGGCCTCGTCATGGAGGCGTTGGGCGGTACGTTTGCAATTAGCGGCCAGTCCGTAACGCTGCGTCTCAACATGCCGGCCGACGTTGGCACGTTCACGACAGGCGGTAACGTCGTCGAGTTCATTCGCCGCCGACCTCGTATCAGGGCGTTCCCGCGGGTTGGGAATCCAACGTTCTCAGGCCGCGCGATGGGTCGCGTGTTCAAGGCTAGGGCTTACGGCTGATGCTCACTCCAGGTAGGAAGTACGTCGGGACCACCGTGCGCTTGTCCGTGAACTTCCAGGACGACGACGGCACCGATACCGATCCGTCCGGCGTGACGTTCGAGACGTTCTCGCCGCTCGGAGACGAGACGCTATACACGTATGCAACGGACGCCGCCCTCGTGAAGCTCGACACCGGAGACTACTACATCGACATTGTTCCTAATCAGTCGGGACGGTGGACATACCGCTGGAAATCGACAGGAACAGGAACATCTGTCGTCGTCAGCGGGACTTTCCTTGTGATGACTGACCCTTGGACTGACGGACGCGCCCCGGACGCCTATCGCTCATGACATACTCCGCGAATGACCTGGCCGAGCATGTGCTTCGCAAGTTGCGTGTCGTCGATGCCGGCGAGGCGCAGGCAGACATCGAATCCGAGCTACTATCGATCGTGACCACCACCTACACGGCGAAGTGGGAGGAGCTCGCTGCGCACGGGCAAGAGCTTGTCTACTGGCCGATGAACGAGATACCGCGCCCCGTGCTGCTGGTGCTGCGTGATCTGATCGCGCTCGAGGTCCAGGACCACTTTGGCGACCCGATCAAGCCGGAGGACAAGGAAGCGCGCGAGGTCATCATCCTGAAGCGGCTTCGGCGACATACGTCAACGCAGTCGTCAGGCCGGCAAACCACGGCGACATTCTACTGATGGCGGTCCAACAAATCAGCCTCGGCGTCAGGTCCAACCCGTCACGCGGCGACACGCAGACGACGCTGGTCAACTGCTATGCCGAGGACGTTGGCGAGGATAACGAGTCAAAGTGGGCGGTTTACGCCTGCGATAGTTTCTCGTCGTTCTCGACGCTCACCGGCAGCGGGTCCGGCATCGTCAAGGGCATGCTCAACTTCGACGATACGACACTGTACGTGGTGACCGGCACACGCATCAATCGCATCGACACTTCCGGTACTGCAACCGACATGGGGGCGCTGGCGACCTCCGGCTATGCCTACATCGCGCGAAACCGGAAGTCTCCGAACGCTCAGGTGATGATTGTCACGTCGGACGGTCTAGTGCGGATCATCGAGAACAACAGCGTATCGACACCGAGCTATGACAGCGATGTGCCGACGTTCAACAGCGTGTGCGCGATGGATGGGTACTTCATCCTGACCGCAGCCAACGGCGAATGGTTCATCACGTCGATTGATGAGGCGTCGGAGATTGACCCGATAGAGTTTGCCAAGGCCAACTCAAGCCCGGATGGCGCTGTCCGCTGCATCAACCGCGGGCGAGACGTTCTTATCGCTGGACCGCGCTCTATCGAGTTCTACCAGAACACCGGGCAAACCGATTTTCCATTCGAGCGCGTCACGTCTGCCGGCATCGGCGTGGCCTATGCGCCGACGATGGTCAACCTCGCCGCCGTGATCGATGGCACCTCGCAGGACACGGTGATTTTCGCCGGCAACAACGCGGACGGAAGCTTTGCTGGCGTGATGATGCTGGACGGCTACGCGGCGCGCAAGATCAGCACGTCGTCGCTCGATCGCGCAATCCGGGACGAGCCGACCAAGAGCAGCATTCGCGCATTCACCCGCATCGACAACGGGCATGTGATGTACTGCATCACTGGCTCGTCGTTCTCGAAAGAGTACAATGCCAATACGGGATATTGGCACGATCGCAAATCGAGCGGGATCACGCCGTGGCGCATCGTCGATGCCTGCCACTTCAACGGCACGACGATCCTTTCCGACTACAACGCCGGGACGCTCTACCAGCAGTCCTCTAGCATCACGCCTGGCAGCGCATCGACGGTGGCGCTCCGGCATTCAAACGACAACGGGCGGACGTGGAAGTCGCGCGACGCCAAGGCGGTCGGCGGGTCAGGAACCAGCAAGATTATCCGATGGCACTGCCTGGGACAGTCGAAGGAAGACGGCAAGATATTCGAGTTCACGTTCTCCAACGCCGTGCTCGAGAACGGCACCGGAACTGACGCCACGGTGAGAACGCCGCCCGTGCATGCCTTCCCGCACCGGATGGAGTTCAACGAGTTGTTCGTCAACGTCACGGCGGCGACGAGCCTCACCAGCCGATCAAAGGGCTACGTGAACCTTGCCGTCGACTCGCGCGTGCTGGAGCCATAAATGGCAGACACGACGCTTCCGATCCCGTCGCCAGATCACCCGGTGGTTGACCGCTATCGGAAGTGGGACCCGATCTGGTATCGGTTCCTCAAACCGCTGTGGCAGAACGTTAAGGACACTAACGTCGTTATCACGGCGGTCGGCAACAACTACGGCGTCGAGGTCAACGTCGACGGGCACGTTACCGCGGCAATCAAACTCGACGGATCACCGGCTGAAAGCTCGTTCACTGTTGTTGCGGACACGTTCCAGGTTGCCAACCCGAGCGACGGCGGCGACGTGAAATCGGTGTTTATTGTCGGCAACGTCGATGGCGCGTCGACTGTCGGCATCAACGGCGATCTGATCGTGGATGGAACGATAGCAGCGCGCGCGCTCGAGGTTGATACGCTGTCAGCCATCAGCGCAGACATCGGCGAGGTGACGGCGGGCGTAATCCGATCCGATGACAGCAAGTTCATCATCGACCTTAACAACAAGACGATCACGATCACGACATGACCGTCCGTCTGAAGGCCGATCAGGACACGATAGCGATTTACACCTACGGCGGGTCAGACGAACCGTTCACCAACCCGCTCGGCAACATTGGGTCGCTGCTGTTCCACTCTGATCTGCGCTCGATCTCGATCACCAGCGTCGTGTCAGGGTCTGTTACGCTATCGGCGCACTCGGCCAACACGGCAGGCCGGCAAGCCTATACGCTGTTTGCGCACGGCAAGGGCGGAACGCCTTACGTCGAGGGTAGACTTACGAGCCCGGCCTATCCGCTCGTAGGTTCTGTACCCGTCGAGACGCAATCGCAGGGCTACGCACGCCTCGTGCATCTTGGAGCCGATGCGACATATGTCTACCTGCATGAGATCTATGCAGCCGAGTCGAGTACCGCCTACGGCACCCTTGGCTTGAGCTATCAGGTCTACGTATCGGACGTTCTGCTATGAGCACGACACTCTACATCTCGCCAACGCGGGTCGTTCTCGGTGCTGGCAAGTTCGATACCGACTATCGCTATATCCGCGCGTCGGCGTCAGGATTCTTCCGCATCCCCAAGAACGAGACGTTCTACCTTGCTGCTGGAGGTGGTGCGCCGTCGCACTATGTCAACTGGCGCTGGTCGGACGGGGCGAACGCAGTCGAGTACCAAAACGGCGGGACCTCGGCGACAGGAACGCCAAGCGCAACGCTGGTGACGCTCTGAATGGGATTCTCCGCATCTGCCGGCCGCATGGTTATCACGGACGGCTCCGGCAACACCCGGTTCGACAGTGACGAGAAGCTGTTTGTCATCACTGATTTCATATCTGGCAGCGTCACGGCCAGTGCGTTCACGGCGACTGCGAGCAACGTTGATCTGACGACGGTCAACAGCACGACGGATCGGACACTGTCGTTATGCAATGCTTACGCTGACACCATTCGCGGCGCGTTTCGGATGTCTACGTCTGACGCTCGTGGTATAAGTATCTCGGGCTGGTTCAACGCGTCGGGTTCCTACGTGCATATGTGGGAAGGTGGCGGCGGCGTCATCTCAGCGTTCACGGCAAACGTCCGGCTTTCCCGCGTCTCTGCGTACACGTTCTTTTGTAGCGGTGGCGGCGTGTACCTACGTGAGCGTTGCCGCATGACATCCAACTTCTCAGGATCGAGCTCGACGGTCGTCACAACCTCCGTTGCCGCGCCGACCTTCGAATACAAGCTCTTTGCGGGGACTTTCGTATGAGCCTGTTCAGCGACTTCTTCGGCTCCTCTCAGCGCAAGGACATCTCAAACGCGAGCCTCCAGGCGACGGCTTCGCTGGATCAGGCGCGCGCGCGCTCGCTGGCTGCACTCAATGCCGCGACACCGCAGGCACAGAGCGAGATCAATGCCGGCTACGACACGGCACGCGGCGACATCGGAACCGCTGCGACGGGGGCGAAGGGATCGCTCAACGCCGGCTATGACACCGCTCGCGGCGACATCAACACCAACTATGGTGCGGCGAAGGGCACCTATGAGGACTACCTAGCCAAGTCGAGGACGACGCTCAACCCGATGATTGCGGCCGGCGACACGGCGCGCGGCATGTACTCGGATGCGCTCGGCATGAACGGTGCTGGCGCGCGGCAGTCGTTCTACGACACCAACGTCAGCGGCAACGGCACGTTCAACTACGCCGATGATCTGGCGGCAAAGCAGCTTCAGGCCAAGCTGAACGCGTCAGGCGTGACCGGCGGCCGAGCCGGGTCGATGATGGTCCGCCAAGGCGCTGCGCGGATCGAGGACCGTACCAATCAGTACCTCGATCGCCTGAAGGGCGTTTCTGATCAGGGCGGCCAGTACCGCGGCCAGCTGGCAGGATACGAGCAGAACACCGGAAACGCAATCGCTGGGGTACAGCAGCGGCAGGGCGATCAACTCGCCGGGCTCGAGCAGAACCGCGGGCAGAATCTCGCTGGTGTCGACCAATGGGCCGGCAGTCAAAACGCCAATCTCGCCACCGGACGCGGCCAGGCGCTCTCGAGCCTGACGATGGGCAACGCCGGGCAGGTGGCCGGCGTCGAGACGGCCTACGGCAACAACATGGCGACGAACGCGATCAACACCGGGACGGCGACTGCGAGCGCGCGCACGGCCGGCATCAACAATATGCTTCAGCTGGCTGGCACAGCGCTCGGCGCGAGCGGGTTCAAGGGCTTTGGATCATCTCCAAACTACAATTCAGCGTGGCCGGCTACGGTGCGGAGGGCATAAGGCATGTTGCCGAACTACAACTATAACGCAATGCTGGACTTCTCGCCGATCACCAACGCGATGCAGACCAACCGTGCGAACGCGATGGCCGACGAGAAGCTCGGCATGGAGCGCGAAAAGTTCGGGATGCACAAGCAGCAGTTCGAGGCCGACCAGCAGCTTCAGAAGGTCAAGCGCTGGGGAATGCAGTCGAAAGTCATAGACGACATGCCGGACGGCCAGCAGAAGCAGGCGTTTGCGCAAAAGTTTTGGACGGCCAATCAGGATCTGGCCGCGCACGTCCAGAGCAAGGGCATCGACCCGACAAGCCCGCATGTGTGGAAGATTTTGCAGGCTGAGGCCGGCGTTTTCGATCCTGACAAGCGGCGCGAGACGGATGCGAGAATTGAAGCATCGAAGGCAAGCGCAGCAGCCAATCGAGCGCATGCAGGTTACTACGGGGCGAGCACGCGAGCGATAAACGCTAAGACGGATGCCGCAATGCAGCCTGCGGCGCAGCCTCAATCTCAGCCTCTTGCAGATGCCTATGGGATGACCGAGGACGGGCAGATCGTCCCGCCTTCGCAGCAGCCGCAGCAAAGCGGTTTCTCTTTGCCGCAAGGTGGCAACGTTCCGCGCCTGCCGGGTCCGGCATCAGCAAGCGGGGTCGTGATCCAGGGTCAGCAGCAGCGCCCTCCTGGAATGATGCGTCTAGGTGGACCACGCGACGATATAGACGCGTCTATGCGTCTCGATGAGGGCAGACGGTTTGGCCCACCGCAAGGTGTTCAGCTTGCCCAGGGGCGTGGCTTTCTGGACAAGATTCCGCCTGGAAAACAGACCCCAGACATACCAAACTTCTCCGAGCCGCCACGGCAACCGCAAGAGGAAGCGCGACCTACTCCAGACGGCAGCCCACCTAGTCTGATGCAGCAAGAGCTGCTGCGGCTATATGGTGGATTTGGTCAGATCCCCGCTGACGTTCGCGGCGTCGTCACCAAGCCTCAGGGTGGCGCTACCGACGTTCCTGCGACACGCGAGGCTGCGGGACAGCGTGCCTACATGGGCGCGACTCCAGACCAGCAGGACCGCTATCGCAAGTTTCGCCAGGAGCAGCAGCTTTGGACTAGCGCCTACGGCAAGCCTGCCCGTGCTGGCTACTACTACGGCCCGCGCGGCGAAGAGCTTGCGATGTCAGATCGCGTCTATAAGGGAGACGCTGAGACAGCCGGCCTTATGAAGCACAATATGCAGATCATCGACGAAGCGTCGAAGGTGCTGCTCAACACGTCTCTCCCTGTCCAGGCCGTTGCCGGAACAATCGGCTACGGCGAGACGGCGCGCGCATTGTCTGATCTCGAAGGCGCTGCCACGCAGATTGCTTTCACGCTGTCCGGAAAATCCGTGTCGAACGCTGAGCGGCAAGAGTTCATGAATCGATACGCGCCAAAGCCGATGGATAGCAATTACACGATTAATCACAAGGTCGGCCGGATGAAGCAGTTCTATCAGGCGCTGATAGACGCGAAGAAATCAGGCGTTGACGACCGTGCAGCCTGGGACATGGCGACAAAGACGACACAGACAACGCCAGCACCGAACAACCCGGCCAAGGGTCTCTCGGATGACGAGTTGCTGAAAGAGCTGAACAAATGAGCAAGCTAGACCTTCTGCTCGAGGCTGAACGGCGCGGCATCCTGCCGGCCGATAAGGCACCGTTGCTCGAGGAAGCGCGGCGGCGCGGTCTTGTCGCCAGCAACAAGCCGCAGGAGGTTGGATCAGGCGAGGCAACGCTGCGCAACTTCAACGACACGCTGACCTTCGGTCTCTACGACCCAGCCGTTGCCCACGCCAAGACGATTGCCAGCCAGGCCACGGGCTCGAAGCAGCCCTATTGGGACGAGTACCAGACCAACCTGAAGCGCGAGGATGAGCGCACATCCGTTGCCCGTAAGGACATCCCGGCCAACATCATCGGCCGCACGGGCGGCATGGTGGCGCAAGGCGTGGCTTCGCTGCCGCGCGAGGCTGCGGCATCTGTAGTCGGTCCAGTCCAGACCGCAACCCAAGCCCTGATCGAGAGCACACCCGCTGCCGCCCGCTACGGTGCCGCCTATGGCGCTCTGGACGCCTACGGCCACAGCCGCGGCGATGTAGGACAGCAGATCAAGGATATCGCGGTTGGCGCTGGTGAAGGCGCGGTCATGGGACCGCTGGTCAACGCCGGCCTGTTCGGTGTCGGCCAAGGGCTGAACGCGATGCTGACACGTCGCGAGGCGCGCGTTGATGCCAACGCGGCTCGGATGCGCGAGATGCGCGAGGCGGGCGTCACCGAACCGATGCCGCTAGCGGTCACTGACAATGCGTTAGCGCGCGGAACTGGCCGGTTTTCTGCCTCTCAGATCGGCGGAAAAAGGATTGCCGACCAGGCGACCGCCAACATCAACGATGTGCAAGGTGCGCTGTCCCGCACGATTGGCGAGGGACTTGGCGGGCGCGAGGCCGGAGACCTTGGGCAGGACGTGCAAGGCGTTCTGCGGCGGCAGTTGCTCGACTACAGTCTGCCGCACGATCAGGTTCCGAACCTGCCGCCGGAGCAGTTGCAGGCGATCACGGGAGCCGCACCGGCCGAGCGTCGCATGCCGCGTCCTGATCGTGTGCAGCCGGTTCAGCCGCACTACCCGCCAAAGATCACGCCAGAGGACTACGTTGCGCAGCAGGTGGCCCAGATGCCGCCCGCGCAGCCGCAATATCCGCAACCGCGCATGCCGGCCTATCCGCCTGAGCCGGTTGGTCCTGCGGCACCGAGCAACGATGCCATGATTGGCATGAACAGGTTGTCCGCAGAAAAGCGGATGCTGGAGCAGAAGCTACAGACAGAGCTTGCTCCGAATCGCGAGGCTGCGTTGCGGCCGATCATGTCCGATGCGTTCTTCAAGACGCCTGAGTTCGATAGCCAATACCGTCCTGTATTCGAGGCGTTCGCTCGTGGAGGTCCGATGGACCCCGGCGTGTCCAAGGCGGCAATGGCGCTGCGAAATGATCCAGCGATGGCGCAGCGCATGGACGCCTACCGAAACTACGTGGTTCGGGAGATTGAGTTCCAGCAGAACGTGTCTCGTTTGCGCGACATCAACGGTCAGTTTGATCCGGCGCGTACGCAGGCACGGCAGTCCGCAACGCAGAACTATCAGGACCAAATTCAGCGGCAGCGAGCCGCAGCCGAGCAGGAGGCAGCGCGACTAACAGCCGATGAGCGCGCGGTCGCAGAGCGACAGGCGCAGATTGCAACAGAGATGAATCGTAAGGTCGAGGCCGAACGGCTGACGCCAAACGCTGAGGATAACGTCTTCTGGGCCAATCGCCGGGCAGAGCAGGAAGCCGAGCGCGCTGCGGCAGCAGAGACGGCGCGATTGCAGGCTGAGGCAGAGCAGCGCAATGCCGCTCGCGTAGAGACACTGCGTGCTGGGGATAGGCCATTCCAGAGCGGAGCGTCGCGCGAGAGCTACAAGACGGAATTTGAGGCCGGATACGGGCAGGCGTTCCGTGATGCGCCGCAGGTTCAGTTCAACCCGCTCGGCTCGAAGAACGACACGCCGACGCGCACCGGCCGACTATTAACGGAGATTGGCCTTGAGGCGCGGCAAGGATCGCGTCTGCCAGGATTCGACGGCAACCCGTTTGATGCCAACGGTGCGATCAAGCCGGACATGATGCAACTTGTCCGATCGATGGCCGGACCCGATATCGCACAGCGCCTTGCTGTGTTGTCAGAGAAGCGCGCCAAAGGTCAGTTTGCGCCCAACATCGAGGGCATGCACGATCTGCGCAGCGCCATAGGCCGGACGATCAGCGCGGCTAAGGCACGGCAGCGACAAGGCCAGCCGATGGACGTAGATGAGGCGTTTCTCGCCCGCCTCTACGGCTCGCTGTCGAGCGACATGCAAACTGCGCTGCGGTTGTCGGGACCTGAGGGGGCGCGAGCCGCAACCCGCATCGGCGAGCTTGACCGGGCATACCGGCAGCACCTTGACGAGACGGTTCGACCTCTCAAGCGCATTTTCGGCGATCAAGTCGGCCCGGTGGAAGCGCTCGACCGCATCACCAAGGCGGCGCGCACGGGCGACACGCGAACGCTTGGCGCGTTCATGCGCGTGATGAGCCAAAAGGATGATCCGATCCGCGGCACTAACGCCGTGCTGTGGCACATGACCAACGGCGGCCGGGATCTGCGGACCTTCATCAAGACCTACCGCGAGATGCCGACGCCGACGCGCAACATGCTGTTTGCTGGCGAGCGCGGGCGGGCTCTGGAAGCTCAGCTCGATCGCTACGTGGCGGCATCGCAGAGGCTCGAGCAGTTCATAAACGTTGCCAATCAGCGCAACGTTGTCGACCCGACGCGGCTCACCCACGTCATGACGATTGCGGGTGCAATCATGCACTGGCCGACAGTGCTTGGCGCTGTGGCAGGAAACGCGGTTGCTGCCCGCATGATGACTAGCCCGCGGTATCTGCGCTGGCTGACCGAGATGCCGAACGCATCGCGCGGCGGATTCGAGACGGAAGCATTTAGACGCCATCTTGCGATCATGGGTGCGATTGCCGGAGGCGACAAGGACATCGGAGACAGGTTCTTTGCTGGTGTGCAGAAGATGGTTGGCGTTTCTCCGGCTCATGCACTGTTTGCCGGAGAAAACGCGAAGACGGCAAACAAGGAAGCGCTGGCGCTTGCAAAAAGCATGCAGAATGATGGCAAGAGCCGCGACGAGATCAGGAACGCAACCGGATGGTGGTTCGAGGACGGGCGCTGGAATTTTGAGACCGGCAGCAACGCGCGCTCTATTCAGGGAAGCGATGAGATGCAGTCTGGCAAGCCGTTCAAGATGGGTGATGCCATGCTGAACGAGGACGCCTATGCGGCATATCCAGATCTTGAGAACCAGACCATTGCACGCGGCAATCTGCGTAATGCTGTCGGCGTTGTGCAGCGGCCTGCTGGCGGCTTTCCTCAAATGACAATCTCAAACACGCCTGAGATGCTCGATTACTTTGGCAGCGATGGGGCGCGCCTACTTGCACTCAGTCACGAGACGCAGCACCAGGTTGACCACGAGGAAGACGGCAGAAACACGCGGCGCGCATCAGCAGATAGCAAGCAGCCATATTACGCACAGCGAGGAGAGCGACGGGCTTACAACGCGGCATATCGGGACGTGACGATGACTCCGGACCAGAAGCGGCGTGTGCCGCCTTGGGTCACTGAGGAAGATGCTGTGCGCTCGTCGCGCAGCGTCACAAAGCGATCCTCGTCTCCTCTGCGATGACTGAGCCAGCGTCAGGAGAGATTGTCGAGCAAGGCAGCGGCCGGCGCGATTCGTTCATCAACGCGTTGTCGCGTTTCGCAAAGCCTATATCTGACGCTTACGACGTATGGGGGCGCGCTGTTCATGGTGCGATTGGGCAAGGGCCTGGCGTCTATGATGACGAGATCCTGCCGGCGGGTGTGACGCTCGGCGGTGTGGCGATGACGGGCGGGTTTGCGGCAACGCGCCCTGCTGGATCGATCGGAGCCGGCGGACGGCCGCGCATACCTTTAGGACGGGATCAACTCAAAAGCATTCGCGAGATGCACGCCAACGGGCGGCCAGCGCGCGAGATAGCAGACCATATCGGCGTCAGCCGCCCGACCGTCACGAGGACGATTCAGCGCGAAGGATTGCCGATGCGCGGGCAAGGGGCACCGGACATCGGCCGCCTGCTGACGCGCGAGCAGGAAATCGAGTTGATGGGTCTTCTCGCGAAAGGCGAGAAGCAGGAATATCTAGCTGCACGGTACGGCGTAGAGCAGAGCACCATCAGCAAAATGGCTGACCGCTACGCTCGGGACAAATCTCGAAACGGAATGCTGATCGGAGGACTTGGAATGGCTGGCTCACCCTACGACGAAGACACGTTCATGCCGATGCCGAACCGGACGCAAGGCGGCCCGGCCCCAGCAGACATCCCGGACAATTGGTATGGCCCGACAGGTCGGCCCGCTCCAATACTTCGAGATCTAGATGTTGACCGGCTTATGGGACAGAGAAACCAATTGTATGGGTGGCAACCTCCAGCACGGCCGCAGGTAACGCCGCAAGGATTTACCAACGACAGCGAATATGCGGCAAGATTGCGTGGCGGTGGAATGCAGCCAGGCGGAGGCTCCGACATGGACATGATGCAACTCTACGGTCCAGAGGATCAAGTTGCATTTGACGCGCAAGGCCGCCCGATCCGCCTCGACGATCCTCGTCATCCGCGCAACCAGTCTCGCGTTAACCCAATGCTCGAAGCCTACCCACAACAGAGGCGGTGATGATCTCCGACCGCAGCAGGAAAGCCATCTCCGGCGTGCATCCCGATCTTGTCCGCGTGATCGAGCGCGCTGATGAGATGGGGGCGAGGTTCACGGTTGTCTGTGGCCTGCGCACGAAGGCTGAGCAGGAATTGCTGGTCAAGGCTGGCAAGTCCAAGACGATGAAGTCGCGCCACCTGACCGGCCACGCCGTTGACCTCGTAGACGAGAAGTTCACCTGGGGCGAGCGCGAGATGGCCGACCTGGCTTTCATCGTGAAGGCTGCGGCGGCTGACTGCCGGGTTCCTGTCGAGTGGGGCGGGGATTGGAAATCCTTCATCGACACGCCGCACTTCCAGCTCCCTGCTGGACAATACCCGGATGGTGAGGTGTTCGAGCCAGCGCCAATTTTTAACGAGACCGTTAACAATTCGCCGCCGGCCGTGAAGCCTCTCACCAAGTCGGGCACCATGTGGGGCAGCTTCGGAACCGCCATCGCAGGCGTCGGCGTCTACCTTGAACAATCCTTCTCCGCTCTCGTGGATGCTGCTGCAAAGTGGTCTGAAATCGGCCCCGCCCGTGATATGCTGGCAAACGTCGCCGGCAACGGGAAAGCCTTATCCCTGGGTCTGCTTGCTGGGTGCGTTGCGTTGATCGTCAGTCGGCGTGTCAATGCATCGCAAGAGGGGAAAGCAGGATGATGTTCCTCGCTCCGCTACTCGCTCGGTTCGGCGTCCATATCGCTGTTGCAGTTGGCTTCGTCGTTGCGTTCTTTGCGTGGGACTCGTCGCGCGTTCAGAAAGGAAGGACGCTCGAACGAGCGCGCATCGAAAAGGCCACCGACAATGCTGCGAAACTCGGCAAGCGTGCTGCTGACAAGTCTACTGCTGGCGGGGTGCTCGGGAAAAGAGATCCCAGCACTCGCGAATAGCAAAATCATAGACGAGCTTCCCCGCGTCCAGAACAGCACCAAATCCCCCTGCTGGCAGCAAGAGCAGATCGCCGCTCAGAACTCCTACGTCGACACCATCAAGGGCGGTAAGGAAGTCGTCTACAGCGCCCCGTGCAAGACCGACAAGCCAGCTAAGGAGGCGCCGGCAAAAGTCGCGGCGGCCAGCCGTGGATGACGTGGGAGCCAGAATCGCAATCGTGGCCGCCTCACTGGCAGCACACCTTGGAGACAGACCGCCGTCTGACCAAGGTGGAGCTTCAAGCGGACGGCCACGCGAAGAAGATCGAGACCCACGAGAAGCGCCACGACGATCAGGACACGTGGAACAAAGCCTTCACGGTGGCTCTGGCCGGGCTGTCGGCCGGGATCATGCACGCCAAGGCAAGCGACATCCTGGACCTCGCGCTCAGCCTATTGCAGCGGTTCAAGCTATGAGTTGGCAGCAGGTGCGGATTGTTGGACTTGTCCTGCTCTGCACTGTCGCATTCCACTACGGTCTTCGTGGAGTGCTAAAGCTGCTCGAGCACTGGCCGCAGTAGATGGACGCTATTACTGAATTGCGGACATCAACGGAAACGCGGGTGGGTCAATGCCGCCTCGATCATTTCCATCGCTATCAGCCTGTTGACGTGCTGCGACCGGCCTATGTCCACGCACGCTTCAATGCCGCTTGGAATATGAGTGATCTTGACGCCACTCGGTCCGGTGCCGACGTGCTGACCACCCTTGTTCTGGCGTGGCGGCCAGTGCTCAATTTTCAGGTGCTCGGGTCCTATCAGCATGTCCGCTAATCCATCTGACCGGACGTGACCGGCCTCATCGAGTGAAGTTGATCTCTGCAAGGAATGCTCGTGCCGCCTTGATCGCAGCATCCTGCACATCCGGTTTTTGGAACTCCCGGTATCCCTTGTCAGAATTGAGATCGCCGAAGGTCCCAAGCGCGCCCTGCACTAGACCGTAGGCAGCATCGATCACCTGCGCGTCACGGTTGTGATCTTCGTTGTTTTTGCGGTCGCCGTTCGCCATGACCGGCCCTTTCGATCACGCCCACCGCTCGGGCGGGCTGTAGAAGATTTGCTCGCTCGGATCGACGAGATGCGCGTCCGGCCAATTGCCGTACAAAGCCACCTTGCCGTCCACGAGATCAATACCAACGTCCCACACTTCGCGGACGCGACCGTCCTTGCGAACGTAGGCATCCTCAAGATCATCCGGCGGCTGCTGCCAATAGCTGTTCGCCGTGCAGGTCTTTGCGACGAACCCTCCAAGCCGAACAGTCATGTCGCTCTCCCGTGTCTGATGGTGGATAGTTAGCACATGGTTATTGACTTTGCAATAGCTCAATGCAATTATTCACAGCATGCGCTCACAGAAACAGTCAATCATGTACGGGTACGCACGTTCACTGTTCGGGAACCCGACAGCGAAGCAGGAGCGCGAGTTGTTGGACGCTGGCTGCCGTGCCGTGTTTGTCGAGGGGCGCGGCCACGAGAACTGGTCAACGTTCGTGCAGGCGTTGCGTCGTGGCGGCATTGCTATGGTGGATACAGCCGCCGCACTTCCGCATGGACCTGATGGCATCCGCACGGCGCTCGCTGCACTCGACGGCTACAGCGTGCCTCTCCTTGTCAGGGATACCGGCAAGCGCTCGGATAACGGCCCGCAGCGTGCAGAACTGGTGCTCGACGCCATAGAGGACCAGCGCCGCAACAAGCACGAATTCGACAGCAAGAGCGCCAAGGCTGCTGCAAAGAAGTCGTGGAAGGGTCGCCGCAAGGAACGCGCTCCCGCCAAGGAAGTGCTAGCGCTGTGGCGAGACACGACGAACCACCCGAACACCCAAGAGCTTGTCGTGAAGCTCGCCAAGATGGGGTGGAGTTCACGGATGATGTACGTGCGTTTCGGCGGTCGCTTTCCCGAGCTTGGGCTCGGCCGACCGCGTAAATCGAGCAAAGACTGAGGAGAAGCAGCGATGAACTTGACGGCGACAGACGCAGCGAAGCAGCACGAGCAGGACCAGGACGAGCGAGCGCTGCATCGCAAGGTGCAGTGGTTCACCGAGAAGTGGACGACGGCAATGGATCTCAACAAGCGGGACGCGGCAGAGTTCTCGGCCGACTTCGTGACTGTGATCCAGGCCGTTCATCGTGACGCCAGCCGCGAGACGCACGCGCTGCTGACAAAGGCGCTGATGGCGATGCCGCCGCAGCCGATCATCATTCCGAAGAATTGAAGGGGAG